AATCGGTAAATACTTGTTTATTATCTTTGTTTTGATACCAGTGTCCATTAATAGATTTCTTGCAACATCTACATAAAACTTATCTTCTCTTAACTTAGTAATCTGTTCCTCTTGTAGTTTACATCTTTCTGATAGTCTTGTAAGTTTAACTTTATCTTCTTCAGATACCTCACCTTTCTTCATAGCCTGTATCTGTATATTTGTTTGTCTAATTAATCTTTCCATATGTGCTATGGAAGTACATATCTTTGCAACCTCAACTTCTTTCTCTCTAATTTGTTTTGATAACATCTCTATACCTTTAAGAAGTTGTTCTTTATCATCTAGTTCTATTTTAAGTTTGTCTATACCACTATTAAGTTCTTGTATTCTTTTTGACTTCTCTTCTATCTTTTGTTTCTTCAATTCTAGTTCTATATCTTGAGTACAAACTGGACAAGTTTCATTATTCTCAAAGAATTCTTTTTGTCTTTTATTCTCATCTACTCTATTAGATAATTTAGCTTCCATTTTATGATACTCACGAATACTACTTTTAACATTTTCTTTTTGTGATGTTTCTGGTTCTAAACTTTTTATTTCTAATTTTATCTTATCTGCTTTCTCTTGTTCTGACAACACAACTCTTTCACTATCAAATACTAAATGTTCTTTTTCTTCTATTATTCGTTCTTTGTTTTTTCTTATGTCTTCAATGTATTTGTTTTGTAAATCTATCTTTTCTTTTGATAGTCTAAATTCATATTCTATTGATTTTAATTCTTCAGAAACTTCTTTTACTTTATGTTTCAATAAAAAGTTCATCAAAGAAAATATCTTAATATCTAATATATCTTCTACTACTTCTCTTCTATCTTTACTTCTTAATTGCATAAAAGGAATAAATGTTGAAGAGCCTAGTATTACGACTTGAGTAAATGAACGATAATTTAATTTAAGGATTTGTTGTTCTAATATCTTTTGTGTATCTAATGCATTTGCATCTTGATTCATCATACGACCATTACAATATATTTCAAATATATTTGGTTTCATACCACGAATAATTTTAAAATTATTTTTCTGTATTACAAATTCTATCTCAACAATAGTTCCCCCTAAGTTAATAGAGTTAACAAGTTGTGATTTACTTATAGTTCTAAATGGTTTATTGAACAATACAAAACATAGTGCATCAAGAACTGTTGATTTACCAGAACCATTTTCTCCGACTATGAGTGTTGTAGGACTTCTATCTAATTGAACTTCTAAGAAATAATTACCAGTAGATAGAAAATTCTTCCATCTAACTTTCTTGAATATTATCAATCTTTATTTCACTTTCTGTTTCAATAACAACTCTTGCACCACAAGATAAAATTGGTTTATCATTACCACCATAATACATTTTAGATGGCCCTAATATCTCCACACTATGACAGTATGTATTTTTCTTACCCTCTTTGATTGTAATAACTGGTTCATTAGTTCCGTGTTTTTTGTTTGCACGAATCTTGTGTTGATTTACATGAATATATTTTTTAGTCATAAATTCCTATTCTATCATATTTTTTTATTTTGTCAATCCTCATCTTTACAAATACCCATAATCAACCCTAAAAACATTTTACCTGGCGGTGCAATGATTCTAATACCAGAGTTAGGAGGCATCACTATGAAACTACCTTCTTTAAGTGGTAATTTAAATATACCTTTCTCACCAGTTTGTATATCTAAGTCAATACAGTCTGGTGTGCAACAAGGTACATATAACATTCTATGATGTGATGGAACATCTGTTGCTTTATTAAAATCTGCCTGAACTACATAATATTTACCCAATCCAACATCTTCTAATAATTTCATTAGTTTATCAAATAGTGGTTGCATCCAATCGTGTTCAGTTACATCTGCAAACCTTTTATCTTCTGTAAAAACATCTTTTGCAACATCAAGGAAATTCTCGTGAAAGGATAACGCTTGACTATGCAAAAGAGTTTTATCATTCTTATTACGATTTTCACCTATCCAAATAGAACCTTTTGGATGAACATCTTTTATTTCACTAAATTTAATCATTAAGTGGTATGAGTCCTTTATCTATTAAATATCCGTCTTCACCTATTGCTCTATCAGATGTAAATTCTTTTGTATATTCTCTAATGCCTGGAATTACAGCTGCGTGTGCATCTTTTACATAAAACCATAATGACCTAGAAATAGGATATGTACCATTACTAATTAATTCAAATTCTGGACTAACACCATTAATTGTTGCAGGCTTTACTTTATCTCTATTTTCATCTAAAAAAGAATAACCAAATATACCTAATGAATCTGGGTTTGTTATCAATTTTTCAATTATTAGATTGTCGTTCTCACCAGCTTCTATATATACACCATCTGTTCTTATTGCACGACATTCGGATTTATATAATTTTTTATTACTTTCTTTAAGTTTTTTTCTCTCTGGATAAGTTTTACAACCTCTTTCAATACCAAGTTCGTTTAATGCATCTCTAGTACCAGATGTTGGTGGTGGGCCGTAAACAACAATAGGTAAGTCTGGATATGTTGGATTTATTTCTATCCATTTTTTATATGGATTAGGTTTGACAGTTTTACCATCAATGTCTGCTGGTACATCTTTTGCAAGTGCAAGATATAAATCTCTTAAAGATAAATGAAAGTTTACACCTTTTTTTGAGTTTGCAATCGCAATACCATCATATCCTATTTTAACTTCTGTAATATCTTTGATACCGTTCTTTTTACAATTATCTATTTCTGTTTGTTTTATTCTTCTTGATGCATTTGTTATATCTGGGTGTTGTGTGCCTAGTCCAGCACAAAATAATTTTAATCCACCACCAGAACCAGTTGACTCAACTACTGGTGTTTTAAATCCACTAGTCTTACCGAATCGTTCTGCAACAGTTGTTGCGAATGGATATACAGTAGAACTACCTACTATTTTAATTTGGTCTCTTGCAAATAAGTTTGTTGCAAATAATAATGTAAATATAAATAAAAAGTTTCTCATTTCCTTCTCCTACATTTCCATATTACTAGCCTCAACATACAATCCTTTTAACATTGTCTTGAGTCTATTTTTATCTAAGTTATTCACATCTAGTTCATCAACATATGAATCTAATAAAGTAACTGTGTCTTGTGCATTTTCAATAATTTCATTTTTTACATTCTCTGCTTTTAAATCTGAAAAGTCCTCTATAATTTTAACATCGTGTGCTTTAGACTCTGTTAAAACTTTGTCTACAAACTTGTCAAACATATATAAGTCTTTTTTATTAACAACTATTAGTTTGACATATTTGTCTTTTAAATCTTTTATCTGATTGAAATTGTAGTCTTGACCATTAGAATCATCATAATAAACTTTTTTGAATATTGTATGTGGATTGATTATTCTTTCTAATTCTCTTGTTTCTGTATCAAATATATGAAACCCTTTTGGACACTTATCATCGTTCCAATATATTTGATAAGGTGTTCCTAAATAAAATATATGTCCGTCATCTGACTTTTTGTGAAAGTGTCCAGACATTACCATATCAAACCTATTAAACTCTGATTTATCCATACCAGTCTCACTTGGAAAACCGTGATGCATTTCAAATCCCTTTATCTCAAGGTGACCCATTGCAACTGTAGCCTTTGTCTTTTGCATCTTCTCAAGTGTACTGTTGTAATTTGTTGAATTTATCCAAGGTAGAAAAAATATAGGTATATCAAACTCAACAGTTTCTGCTTCTCTATATATCTTTATGTTCTCATAACGATTACCAATCAACTCATCAAGTGAATTTACTTCATTAGTGTTCTTAAAGTATGTATCGTGATTACCCACTATCATGTGTACATTTATATCATTTGTCACAAAAGTTTCACAAAACTGTTCTCTGAAATCTTTTGCAGTTTTATATGACACAAACTTTCTTCTATCCATTACATCACCTAAATGAATACAAGTTTTTATATTATGTTCTTTGAGATAAGGAAAGAATATATCCTCGTAGAATTTATAAAAATATGTGTTAAAGTGGTCGTGGTCATTTCTTGCACCGAAATGAGTGTCCGTAACTAAAGCTATCTTCATTATTTAATCAATCAAACCTTGTGCTTTTAAATATGATATGTTCTTTAATTGTTGTTCTTTTATGAGTTCTTTTGATTGACCCTCATATGCAACACCTACATTATGTTTTATCATATACTCAACTATACCCATTCTTCTATCTTCTTGACCATCATATATATCAAAGTCCCCAAGTGTTCTTCCAAACTTACCAGATTTGTCTTTAGTTGTTTTGAGAACTTGTGTAGAACCAACTGGTAAGAAACCCTCAACAACACCCTTTGCATATAGACCAGCTTTCTTTTCCTCTGGGTCTCTTGTCCTTGATTCTGGAGTATCTATACCATTCAGTCTTATTCTTTCTTTCCACAACCAAGTATTGAAACCTAAATCTATATTAACATCAACAGTATCGCCATCAACGACCCTTACTATCTCGCATTTATATTCATACATTATTATTTTCCGTTAATATGTGACCAAAGTTGTTCAACCAAGTCATCTTTAAGATATCTTCTATCTAATTCTATTCCGTGTTTACGGCCTAGTGTTTCCAATTCTCTTTTAGTCATTGTTAAAAGTCTTGACTTTTTAATTGGTTTTGGTTTTGGTTTAAATAGATTCGTAATGAAACTAAACATACTATTCTCCTTTGTATCCGTCAATGTGTTTCCATTGACTATCATATATGTAAGATTTTAAATCATCATATCCACCGATGTGTTTGTTCTTTTCATTCCATATTTGTGGAACAGTTTTGAACCCTTGTTTTTTAAAATCTTCTCTTATATCATCATTTGATACATTGTGTTCTTCATAATCTATGTTAAAGTTTTCCATAAGTTTTTTAGCTTTATCACAATAAACACAAGTATCTGCTGTAATGATTCTGTATTTAACTCTTTTTTTTATGTAATTATCTAAGTTCATTTTTCCTCATAAAAATTTTCTAAACTCTTTTTAGTTTCTTTTTTCTTAGAACTATTTGCTTTGTAAACTTCTTGGCCATCTTGTGGTAACATATTCTTTTGTAAATAATCCATATATTGATTACCATAGTTTGTATCATCTAAGGGATTCTGGTCAAAGGTAGGCATCATATTCTTTTCTATTATTTTATGTTTAGTGTGTGTTTGTTTTTTTTCTTTTTGTATTCTACGAATAAATGCATAGTATATTATTTGTGTAAAATATGAAAAGGGGTTCTTTGATTTTTCTGGGTCAAAATTTTTTACATATTGTAGACAGTTTTCTATACCATCACCTATCATCTCTTCTTTAAATGTATAGTTTATAAAGTTAGGTCTAAATGATAAGTGTTGTGCAATCTTTAAAAAACACTCACCAATATAATCTGTTACTGGTGGAGCTTCTTCTCCTAAAGATTCTGCATCTTTTACTTTTTCTTTCCACTCTGTGATTGCCTCTAAGAATTGTTTATTGTTAACATAATGTTTTGCATTTGCAGCCAATATATTTTCCTTGTATTCATTACTTTAACATATTTTATTTTATTGTCAACCATATAAAAAAATAAATTACCTATTGACAAAATATTTTTGGGTGTTATACTTATTCTTGTATTGATTGAAATTAGTGTTTAGTTTCATCATAATCATAAGGTACATTTTGATATTCATCAATTAATTCTTCCATATCGGATTCTTCTAATGTAGTTTTCTGTTCTTTGACTTCAATATTGTCGTCATTTACTTTTAATTCATCACCGTCTTTATTTCTATATCGTTCAGCATCATCATATCTTTTTAATATATATTCATAATATTTACATAACCCAATGTTTACTTCATAGTGTAGAACGACTTGAGTTTTTTCTATTGCAAATACTTTATCTTTAGTAAATGTAGCCCACTTACGAAGTGCAAGATTTTCTTCATATTTACCATCTTTTCCCATAGTATTTACCGTACACATCTTCATAGGATATCCTACTTTAAAATATCCATTTTCAGCATTGTGTAACTTACAAATGATTTCATCACCATTTGATAGTTTCATTATTCGGTAACTACTCATTCCACAACCTTAACTTTTTATCCATTGGTTTCCATTCAACTGGGGGTTCATCTAACTTAGCTCTATTTAAATTTACATTTTCCCAGAAGTGTTCAAAAACCTCTTCTTTTGTTTCCATTATATTAAATTCAAATTCTTCATACATCTTATCAATTCTTTTTTTTATCTTTTCTTTATTATACTCAATCTTTCTTTTATAGTCATACATTTCTTTAAATTTTTCATAATCCTTTTCATTTATCATAATTTTATCCTATGTATTGTATAATCAAATTGTTCTTCGTTGTATATATTTATTCTTTCCATAAAATGACGAAGTGTAAAGTTCTGTCTATTTTTATATGAAAAGTCATCTGCTATGTCAAATAATTTACACTCTGTTTTATTATCACCTAATCTCAAACCTCTACCAATAGATTGTAAAACTCTAATCTTACTTTTAGATGGTGATGAGAAAATTATATTATGTAAGTTTTTAATATTAATACCAGTAGAGAAAGTACCATATGATGCAACAATGATTGCATCTTTAGATTTTTCAGTTATAGCTCTAATCTCTTCTCTAGTCAATGCATCAACACCACCACTTACAAAGAAAACTTTTCTGTCTTTGTAAGTATTTGTTATCAAATCATATAAAGGTTTTCCGTGTTTTTCTACATATTGATATAATACTAATGTATTACCTTTAAGTGGACTAACTAATTTATTTACAAAATTTAATCTTTGTCTATGATTTACAATGTAATCTATTTCATCTGCGTACTTTAAATCTTTTACTATCTTGCACTCATTTTCACTATATCCTAAAATTAGACTATCTATTTTAAGATTAGATAATGTTTTCTTTTCTATCAATTCTTTTGTGGATATAACTTTATTTGTAGTACCAAACAATCCTTCTAAAACTAATTTATGTGTTTGTAAATCATCTAATGTACCAGTAAGTCCAAAACGATACTTGCATAAATGTAGTTTAGTCATTATAGATGTGAGTGATTTTGCTTTGAATAGATGGGCTTCATCACCTATGACACAACCAAACTGTTCAAAATATTTTTTAGGAAACTTATGTAAAGATTGCCAAGTAGATATCACAACATCTTTTTCTATCTTTTTACTATGACCAGAATATACTTTTTGAATATATGATTCTAACCAACCATAGTCTAAGAAATCACTAGACATCTGTTCTACTAAACTTGTTGTGGGTACGAGTATCAATGTTTTAAGATTCTTTGAATGACACCATCTTGTAAGACCATAAATGATTAACGATTTACCAGATGCAGTAGGACAAACAAAAAGACCACGACATTTTCTGGCACCATAAAGAATACTAGAAATCTGATAATCACGAGCTTTGTATGGAACTTTAAGGTGTTTAATAAATGACTTAATAGTTGATTCATCAATGTCCTCTGGTCTTGTATTGAAATCTAATTCGTATCTAATGTCATTTCGTTTACAGAACTCTCTGATGTATGGTAACAATCCCAAATAGATTTGTCCAGTAGCAACTGAGAATAATCGTATTTTTCCATCCCATACTTTGTTTCTATAACTGGGCATAAATCTTGCACCAGGCACTTCAAAGGTAAAATACTCTGAGAGTTCTCTTGCAATATGTGGTTCTGTTTCAATTCGTATGTATACTTCATTTTTCTTCTCTATTTTCATAAGGTACTTCTTCTTTATCTAATTCTGGAAAGTCTATGTCTTTTTGTCTATAAGTTGCATTTTTATCAGCATCATTGGCAGCTTTTACCTTATCCATATCTTTCGTTGTGTGTGGAAGACCAAGTGCTGGTCTAGAATCAAATTTACAAAAATCACCATATGGGCCGTTCTTGTCTACATAATGTAAAAATACTTGTGTTTGCCACGCACCCTCTGGTGCGTTAAACGCTTCTCTCCAATGTTCTACTTCACACCCACGATAGATTACTCCATCACCAGGCTCCATAGGAATCATCTTACCCTTTGTACCTCTTTCACCATTTTCTGGGCCGACAAACATACCCCAGTTGTAATCTTTTTTACCCTTGTAATCATATCCTAAACAACAAGTAATAGATACCTCACAAGATGGTCTATCTTTATGTCTTTTTAATACATCACCTACTTTATATAATCTATAATAAGAATAAGTAGGCCACAATTCTAATCCAGTAGATTTTTCTATTGTCTTTCTTCCGAAATTCAAAAGTGTTTCCATAAGTGGGTCACCATAAACACTATGACTGCCTGGAATTTGAGCACCTTCTGATTCTGGTTGAAAATTACTTGCTCTATCATAATGAGAATATTGAGTTGCTACTTTTGCAATATCTCTAGGTATCATCTCTTTTATGAGAACATACTTTTTTTCTTTGAAAAATTTTACAGTATCAATCATCTAAACATCTTTCCTAAATTCCATATTACTAAAGAATATCTAGTCCCCTCTGTAACTGGAGTAACCAAGTGGTGTATAAATGATGGAAATACTATGATAGAACCTCTTGGTCTTATTTCCGTACAAGTGTGATATCTTTTATTACCCATATGAGGCCCTAAATCAAATTTAAGATTACCACCTTTGTAATTTTTTGGATTGGTTAAATTTACCGTTACGGATAATTTTCTAGTCTTCCAGAACTGATTTGGATTATCCACAAAACCAGGCGCTGGAATATATCTAGGTAAACCTTCAAATTTTCCGTCTCTATATGTTTTATCAAACTTTATTTCTTTACCAGTATCATCTTTTGCAATCATATAGTTACCATTACTATCTTTTCTTCTTTGTTCCTTTACTGTTGGGTCAAATGGTATATATGGTCTTGAACCACCATCAGTGTGCCACGAATAAAATTGGCCTGGATTGTAAACTGTAAACTGACAAGTTTCAGAAAAATCCCATTGATAGTTCCAGTTTGCTTTTTGATTTGCTTCGTGTATATATGGGTGCATTAAATCATATATCCATTTATCTGCTAACCACCCAACTTTAGTATCTCTAACATATACATCTTCTTCTTTAATACCTTTTTTTCTTCTGCCTTGTGCAGTCAAATGATTTTGTGCGATATTACCAGCATTAGATGTTTCACCACCTTTTTGTCTAAAATCAAAAGTAGTAGCATCTGTGGCGTGTTTACCACTCTTTTGTTCTGTGAGAGTCATGTCAGACAACCCTCTCTCTATAATTGCATTACATTGTTGGTCATTTAATGCACCTATGAAATAATAGTAACTATTTTCACATATACTCATAATGCACCCTCCGTATATTTAATCCAAGTTGTTATGTTTCTTAGTTGGAATCCTCTATTGTGTAGATTTTTCACTATGTGTTCCAAATAACTAGAAACAACTTTAAGATAATCTAATTTAGATTGTAATCTAACCATATCTTCATCTGATTCTAAGTATGTTGGAATATCTTGTCTAAGAATTTTCAACTCAAATGGTTTCTCTGATTTACCAGAATAGTATTCCCATTTTTGTTTTTTTAATATTTTCATATCAGTTTCAGCTTTACTTAACATAAGTCTAAAATTAGTATAAAGTTTTAAATATTTATTAAGTAATGCTGGACTTCTAGTCTCCTCTAGATTGATGTTAGTTTCATCAATCTTGGAATCTTTATCAAACATTTCTTGTATTTTTTGTAAGTCCATACGGTATTATATACTATAATTAAAAAGTTGTCAAGTCTTATAACGATTCAAATTTAAATAATTGATATTGAAAAGTTGCAGTTGCACTCATATATTGAGTGTCTGATTGGTCATTTGTATATTGTAACGCAGAAAGTGATACTGGATATACATTTGAAAAGTTTACATTTAATACTGGATTATTCTTATTAGATAGTATTGTTAATGTTGCATCTGAATACATTGCACCGTCTGGTGTTCTAGGTTTAGGTGTATCTGATGGTGCATTTATCTTTGATTGAGATGTAGGAAACTGACCTACATTTTCTTGTCTAAAACTTTTGAACTGTGCTCTATCTTCTGGAAATCCAATCGCCATAATCCACCTAAAGAGTTCTTGATAGTTTTGTAACTTTTCATCTACTAAAAATGTTATCTCAAGATTTTCAAATGTTACTTTATCTGGTAATATTGGAATATCTTTAAATGGTGTGGGAAATATTGCATCACCCATATTTACGCCAGGTATATTACACGCAGTAGTGAAGAATTGTACTTTGGGTAATTGTATAATAGAGAACCTATACTGACTCGGTGCAGAATAGTCTATTTCCTCTGGTTGTCGTGTGAGTGCGTTTATATCTGTCATACTATTATTTATAATCAAAAAAAAAGGGGAGCGAACTCCCCTTTTTAGTGGTGTGGTAGATTGTATTTATTACATTAAGTTAGCGACTTTAACTCTTCTGTAATATTGGTTAGTTTCTTTAGTAAATGCAGTATTTGAAGAACCAGCATCATTACCGTCAGCTAACGCACCAGCGTCAACAGCGAATGGGTTATCAATCATACCGTATCTAGTTTTGAAACCGATTTTTGGTTGGAAAGTTTGCTCACCAACTGCTCTCACCATTTGTAGTGGAACATATGGACAATAGAAAGTACCAGCATCGTAAGGTGAAGTACCTTTATATCCACAGACATAGTATTGACTTGCAGCTACATTTGCAGCGTATGGGTCAACATATACTCTGTAACGACCATTCAATACACCAGCAAAAGTGTTTTGAGTGTCATCCACTTGTAGGTTGTTGTTTAATGCAGATTGGTAATCTAGGATACCAGCCATTTGTAAAGCAGAGGCAACATCAGCACTTACTAGTAAAAGGTTACCTTTCCCTCTACGAGTTTTTTGACCGATTGCATTTGCATCTCTTTCAATCTGGAACATTAGTCCTTTGAATTTTTCAACAGACCATCTACCGTTAGAATCTGTATCTAAGTCAAAAGTACCAGCAGTAGTTGTATTTACTTGAGCACCTTCTACGGCAGTTCTGTAAATTCTTCTTACTACTTCCCTATTGATTTCTGCAAGAATTTCAGCAGAAAGGATATTTGCAAGTTCTGTTTCTGCATCAAGACCGTGAATTGCTTTTAAGTCTTGTGCAAGTTCCATTGTGTATTCGGCTTTAAGTGCTCTAGACTTTGCAGTAACAGTTGATTTCTCAATAGAGAAAGCCATTTGTGCAAAGTGGTTTTGAGAACTATCACCTAATGCTTCAGCCTGTGCAGTAGTCATACCTTGTGAAAAAGTATAAGTACCTTCTGGTGAATCATTAAGAATACTAGGGTTAGTGCCTTGCTGTGCAGTTGTTAATGAAGATGATGCGTTATCAGCAGAATGTTCTGCATCTGCTTCATCTACTAATGCTTCTGCACCAGACTGGTCATCAAATCTTGAACGCATTGCCAAGATTAAACCAGTTGGGCCAGTCATTGGTTGCACACCACAAATGTCATATGCAATCAAGTTTGGCATAGCTCTTCTGACAAGTGAAATCAAAATTGGATCCCAATTTGCCATTGGATTGGCACCAGCCGCAGTTGCGTTAACTGGAGTTCCTTCTGCCAAGAAAGAAGCATCTTCTCTGAGTGCCTTCTCTTGGTTTTCTAAAATAACAGTAGTGACGGCTCTTCTGTAAGCATCATTGATTTTTGGTAAATCTGGATGGTCTAGAACGGGCTGCCACTTCTCTTGTAAATGTGTTGTTTGAAACATCTTAGTTTCTCCTTATATATTTACTTATATTTATCATTACGATTTGTTTACTGCCCTTTTATGGGTTTTATTAATTGCAGCCGTATATGCCGCCATTGCATCTGAGTCTGCTTCAATAGTCTTTGGACTTTCAGCGTCTTCAGATAACACTTCTTCAACTTTTTTCTCTGAAGGGAAGTATGATTCTTTCAAAGTAGATAGTTTTTCTTTGAAAGACTCTTCACCAGAAAATTCAACATCAGCAGTTAAAGAATGAAATTTTTCTTTTTCTGTTTCTGCTAAATCTTTTGATACTTCAGAAATTAATGATTCACGAACAAGTTCACCAACTCTATTCTTAGTTGACTTATCTTGTTCCATTAAATCGTTTACCTTTGCTTTTAGTTCCTCAATCTCTTTAGTCTGTGCTTCAAGAATATCATATTTTTCGTTTGGAACATCAATATAGTGGTCTTCAAATAAAGATTTAAGACCAGTAATAAAGTCTTCAGCGATTTCTCCCTTTAGACCTCTTTCAATAGCAAGTTGGTTTTCTTTCTTCCACTCTTCAGTTACATAAGTTAGATATGAGTCAATTTTATCAATCATATCTTCTTTTGCTTCTTCAATAGCTTGAGTTTTTTCTTCTTCTAAAGTTTCTTTAACTTCAGAAATTCTAGATGATACTGCAGCTTCAAATATTGTTTCAGCTTTAGTTTTGAACTCATCAGAAAAGTCTTCACCTTCTAGGAGTGCATCAACATCTTTTTTGACATCAATACTTTCTCCCATTTTCTTTTTCTTTTCGTCATCTTTACCGTGCATTTTCATAGCATTTTTCATACCAGTACCGTACTCTACGATACCTTTTGCGAGTGCAGCTTTGGTCATACCTTTGGTGTATTGACTAACGAGTTCAGTTTTAGAAAGTTTAGATAATTTAGATATTTGTTCTTCCATATCGTCATCATCGTCTTCCTCATCATCTTTCTTCATCATTTTTTTAGGTTCTTCATCGTCCTCATCATCGTGTGCAGCTTCTTTAATTTTATCAGCTGGTTCTGGAGGAACAGCACCTTTAGTTGGTGCAGAAGAGTCCTTTTTAACTTTTTTTGCAGAATCTGGTTTTCCAACCATATTCGCATCTTTTTCAGGGGTTGGGCCACCTACATCCTCTGGTTTCTCACCATCTTTCATTTTTGGCATAGGGTCTGCCTTACCACCAGTAGAATTCGGTTGTTTGCCGTTGGCTTCATCTAGTTCCGCTACGACTTCTTTTTCCAACTCCTCAATAGTCTTATCTAGTTCTGACATTGAAGGTTCTCCTTGTTTTTATTATCATTATTATTTATAGTTTTATAACTTTTTAAGAAATTTTGCAAACGCAAGTGCTTCCAAATTTGGAATTTTTTTACGCACAGAATCCTCAATAGTTTCAACTATATCATTTATTTCAACTTCTTTTAGAAGTCCATTATTCCAAACCCATTCTTTACCTTCCATAATTCCGTTTACGAAAGCTTTAGGTGCAGAAGGGTCTGCAACTATATCAGCAGCAGCTGCCAACATAAAATCTGGTTTAACATAATTTGCACCGTTCTTCTGTTCAAGACTACCCATACCTCTAGAAGAAACACCAAGTGTACCACCCTCATCCATAATGTTTTTTACTATTTTACCCATTGGGGTATTCATAATTTTTGCTTCACCTATAAAGTTATCTCCATCTCTTTCAAGAGATGTAACCATATGTGAAACTCTATCTAAATTTACAGTAGGGCCCTCTGGGTGTCCAAGTTCACCATATGCACGATTATTTTCAATAAATTTATCAGAGTATCTTTTTACTTCTTTTTCTAACACTTCAGTCGGATAAACTCTACCATTACGGTTCTTTATGTTACCTTGCATAAAGATACCTTTTATCTTATAATTTTTCTTACCATTATCGTCTTCTTCTGCAAGAAACTTTACATCTTCTAATGCTTCAGATATTAATTTCATTAATCTTTCCCTATGTTATGTTGTTATAACCAGAAACTTTTCTTAATTTCATTATTACATAACCAACACAAGCAGCATCGTTTTCCATATGTATATCACCAGATATACCACTTCCAGCATTATTAGTAATTGGTGGTAATTGTTGACTACCAATATTAAAATTACCATTACCATTTAATGTAAGTGCAGTTGTGTTAGATGTTGCGTGAAATTCTATTTCAGTAGTTGAACTTACACTCCAGTTACAAGATACAATCGCAAGTCTAGGGTCTGTTGAGGCTCCAGCAAGTCCAGATGCATCTACAACTTCAGCTGCAGTTCCGTTTGTTCCAGTAATAAGAACAAGAACTACTGTTTCAAAATCTGTATCTTTTAGATTTCTTACTGTAAAAGCCATATTACTTTCCTATCGTTAACATTTCTCTTTCAAAGTAATTCATCAATTCTTTGTTTGTTACTTTGTGTTTCTTAGAAACTAAATTAATATTGTTCTCAAAACTATTTATAAAATCTGAAGAGTTAGAATCCATTTTATTGAATATTTCATCAACTGCCTTTTTCATTTTAGGAGTCAGTTTTTTATATTCTTTACTTCTTTTATGTTCGTCTTTTTCTACTATTTTAGAGTAAAAATTATCAAACCTCATCGTCCCCTACCTCTGGTATATGTGATGTTACCATATCTTTTGCAATAGTCTGTCTTTCTTTTTCTAAAGTTTCTCCAACTTTATCAGACATAATATTTTTAAAATCAGACTCTGACTCTAAATTGTTACCACTAACTATATTATCAACCATTGATTTTATTTTTTCCTGGCTCATTACCATCTCCTTTTTGTTCAAAGTTATTGTCGCCATCTTCTCCGTTATCGTCACCCTCACTATCCATTTGTTTTTGCATCTCACCTATTTCATCATCTGTTAAGTGTAATACATTTTTCTTAACCCACTCTTTAGAGAAATATGTACCAACATAGTTTTCAACTTGTGATAACATTTCTAATCTCTCTTTAAGTAGTTCTGCATTTTTTAATTCTGTAAAGTTGTTATCTTGTAAGAAATCAAACTGTATATGTTCAGACATTGATTTCCATTCTTCTTCTGCAATAACACCAGTAAGAATTAATTGTGTTTTAAGTAAATCATTAAAGATTACTGAGAATTTCTTTCTTAACTTACCTACAAATTTAGTAAATTTTAATTCATCTCTTGTAATCTCTGTTGACCTACCTAACGAAAAGTTTTGTTCTGCTTCTAATCTTGAGATAGGAACATTTAATGAACGATACAACTTTCTTTGAAAGTATGTAATATCATCTATCTCACCAAGATTTGCACCACCAGGCAGTGTAGTAATCTCTGTACCTCTACCACCTTCTCTTCTTGGTAACCAAAAATCCTCTAACATAGACATATGATTTCTATCATCACGAATCTCACCAGTAGATGCATCATATACTAGTTTGTTACGATAACGATTCATAACATCTTTTAGATATTGTTCTGCTTTTATTTTAGGTAAATTACCTACATCAATATAAAATATTCTTCTTTCTGGAGCTCTTGATATTCTGTATATTACAACAGAGTCTTCAATCATTCTTAATTGATTTACTGGTTTGATTGCTTTATTAAGATACGATAATACAGTACCTTTATGCATATCAATAAGACCAGAAGGACAATATGCGATTGAATCAAATGTTAATTTAACACCAGTAGAAGTATTATTTACTTGATGTCCGTGTTGATTATATATGTAAAACTCTTTAAACTTTTTTACAACATCAACTTGACCTCTTTTACCAGTTTGTACTTCTCTAACTTTTTTAATTTTTCTAGGGTCTATATAACGAAGTTGTTGAATACCTTTTCTAGGATTTTGTGAATCAATAACTTTGTGATAGAATATTCTTCCATCAACATACCATCTTCTAAAAATATCGTGTGCTTTATTATTAAAATCTAATAGTTGAAGAATTCTTTCAAACTCTTCTTTTATTCTTTTTTTAATTGTGGCAGAAACTTGTAAATTATCTAATACAACAGATACACACATATCTCTTTCATCAGATGCGATTGCTTCACTTACGATATCTTCTATTGCACTATCACACTCTGGTTGTATTGCAATATCTCTATATCTTCGGATTAAATCATCTTCTGTGCGTGAACGACCATCTGTATCTAGAATCGTGGAATAGAAACCACCACCAGATATATCGTATGTACCATCATCAGTAGCTGGAGGCGTTACTGCCCCCAACTCCTTTTCTTTTCTTTTTATTTCAAAACCAAAAAACTCAGCCATTATCTACAACTCCTTTATATTGTTATATTTATAGAGTTATAAATTGATGCCTGTGACTCTGAATGTGTCATATCTCCAAGTGATTTCAAATTGTTCAATAGCATCATTAGTATCATATGCAAGGTCTATTGCACCTAATGTTTGAGGATAACAACCTTCAAGAACATATTGATGAAGAATTGTATCATCTCTATCTAATTGTTGAACAATCATATCCACTCTGTAATCAGCTGGGTTGGTTGCACCAGTATTATTAACTAAGTCATTAATACCGTTCATCCATCTTTCAACTTCTCTACGAATTCCAAAATCTGTATCGTTAAATACAGTTGTTGTCCATACTTCAAAAGTTCTTTCACCAGCAACATAAAGTTGTCTACCTCTGAATGGAATTGCAATTTCAGCAAGTGTTTGACCAGGCAAAGATGCTGACCTACACAGAAATGCAAACTGTTCAGTATTGATAGCTGCAGTTACTTGTCCAACTGGTGGGGGTAAAATTACCCTAAACTGATTGGCACGAGCACCACCACCAGCGAGTCTTGATTTAAAATCGTTAATATTTGCCATCTAATTACCCTCCTATCTCTGTAAACGCAACACCAGTTCGTACAGCGACAAAGTTAAGAGTGATAAAGTTGATAGACCTTGTTGGTTTGACAAAAATGTCTGCAACAAATTCGTTTCTATCAATTACTTCACCAGTGTTATTAGATTCATCTGCAACTACTTTAAAGTCAGTAATACCTCTTCGTCCTTGAATCTCTCTCAAGAAAGGTTCTACTAAGTTTTTAAACTGAGCTCTTGTGAATTCATCATTGAACTCAAATAGTTGGAACTTAGCTGCAGTTGCGATTGCCTTTTCAAGAATAATGAATAGTCTTCTAACATTTATTCTGTCAAACGCACTTGGTTTTGCAAGAGCAGTCTTATCACCAAATAACACAGTACCTTGGCCAGGAAATGAGTTGACTGGATTAATTCTTGCTTTATATAGTGTATCTCTTTGGTCTTTGTTAGGTTCGTATGCAAGTTTAACTGCACCTCTAATTTGACCTCTGGTAAAACCAGCAGGAGAGAAAAACGCATCTGCAACAGATTCAGTAAACGCAGTTACACCAGCGATATCACCATTTAATGGTACATAACGATATACATCGTTAAATCTATCATATTGGTATTTGTAACCACTATCAAAAACTGCAAATGATGTACTTGGAAGTAAATCAAAAAAGTTCTTGACATTTGTAGTTTGTGTGTTAGAATCTGCAACACCTACAACATCACTTCTTTCTGGAGAAATAAAGACTAATGCATCTTTTCTTTTTTCCACAATAGTTACTAAGTTTGTTGCAAGAGTTGAAGTTGCTTTTGCAGCCATAATTAGGTTTACATCAACTGCTTCACCGTCATCAAATCTTGCGTATGAAGTAAGTTGTTCACCGTCTGTAACAGCATAATCGTCTGTTCCATTTGCAAGAGTAGACCTATCTACATTTTCTACACCAGTTGAAAGTTTGTTGAAAAACTTTGAACCTTGTACTGATAAATCAGATGAAAGAGGTTGACCCCAGTCACCAGATGCATCAATAGCTGCAGTTGGGTGGTCTCCCCAATATACAAATTTAGAATCTCTGTAAATTACATCTGGATAATAATTTGAATTACCTTGAGGTGTAGTTGCTTCTGGATGTTTTGATACAAATGCAAATGTTTCTAGTACAGAGTTTAATCTCTCACCAGCAACATCGTTATCAAAACCAGTTTGTCTACCAGATGAATCATATACAACTATGTGTATTTCATCATCACCAACACCTCTTGCAGATGCAAATTCAGATGTGCCTGGAGCAGTATCAAATAAATCTGAAAATCTCCAGTATCTTTTAACATAAGAATCGTCTGCTAAGTCTGCGATTAATCCACTACCAGCAGGGTCATCTAACTGTCTTATTGTAATTGTTTCAGCAGATGTGTCAACTGCCGTAATTTCGTATTTTTGTGCTTCGTGTCCAGTTGCAAAAACTGTGCCACCAGCATCTGAATAAAATTCTATAACTTCACCTACTGCAAAATCAGCTGCATCAAAAGCGTCCATTGTAATTGTTGCTTCAGCTGCACTTGCACTTGCATCGTTAACTTGTTTGTTTGACATTTCTGAAAAGTTGTTTTTATCACAAATGTCTATTTTAATTCCGTTTGCGTGTATACCAGCCGTTCTTGCTGACCAAGTACCGTGAGTACCTTGTCCATCTGCAAAAGACTCTTGATAATGCAAAGTGTTTCTGATTAAAATACCAGAACCACCAGAAGATGCATTTTTCAATGCGCTTTCAGTTCTTACAACTCTTAGTGAATTTGAATACTGTAAAAAGTTTGCAGCTGTGAAAAAATACTCAAAATTGTTTGCATTTGGTTTACCAAACACTTCAACGAGTTGTTTTTCGGAACTGATACTTGTTATTTCACTTACAGGCCCTTTTTCAAAGGGGCCACAAACAGCACCAATAGTTGTAGAAACGGCAGGAACAATATTCGTTAGGTCAACTTCTTTGACTTCTACGCCTGGAGAAACTTGAAATCCCATATTTCTACTCCTTATATAGTTTTATTAATCTACTACAACTATATTTATAAAAAATCATTTTTTGTATGTTTGTTTTTATACCAAGTCTAAATATAAATATGAGTGAACATTATCAAAAATATCGCAATACAATACGAAAAGTTGCACGAAGACATCGTAGACTAAAAGATAAATGGATTAACGAACAGTTAAGAGATAAATCTTGTAAATACTGTGGCGAGTCTGAGATAATCGTATTAAAATTTTATCCAGATGATAGAAAAATTCGTGCAGATTCTAAAAAGAAAAGTTTAAAAAAAGATACTAGGAAATTGTTATTAGAACAAATAGATAACAATGTTATAGTCTGTCATAATTGTTTTTTAAAAAAAGATAATGATTTAATTGACGAAGATGCATTTACCAATTTGTATCATACTTCCTAATAACTGGTGTCCATCTTTCACCGTACTCATCAATTTGTGGTATAGGGTCATCAATACCATTGTCTAGGAATCCAAATGGTGCAAGGTCTTGTTCTAATTGATTTTGACTTTCTGCAAACAACTTAGCTCTAACATCACTATCAGTAAGTTCTTTAAAGTAAGTTTGTCCAGATAACCACGCAAACAATACACAACACATCATTAAATCATCGTGGTGTCCTTCTTCTGCTTGATATGACTGTCCGTGAAGAACAAATGAAGACATCTCTGCAACTATATCATAATCTTCTAATATAATCTTATTAGACTCTACCATTGTTTTTAGATTAGAACAACCGATTTTTTTGACTGCTTTAGTTGTTCTCACACCAAGTTGTGATTTACCACCACTAAATCCACCACCAACTATTTGACCAGCACGACCTCTCATACTCGCCATAATTAGATTATCATACTCTAAATCAAATTGTAATGCGTTTGCAACTTGGTCACCAATATCATTTACCTCTACTAAAACAAATGCTTGATTATATGCAAGTGCAACATCCTTAATAATATTAGGAAATAACATAGGTTTTATTTCATTATTTTTATATTTTGCAACCATACGATATGGTAGTTTAGATACATCAACAACTATAAACGCAGATGCATCACCTTGAATACCCCTGGCTACATCTGCAACAATCACATATGTGCGACCCTTTTTAGGTTTTTCATATACATCAAGACCAGCATTAGATGTTAAAGGTGTTCTTAAAGGTATTGTTTTTATTTTAGATGCACTTATTAATGTATTAGTAGAACCTAAGAACTCACACTCAAATTCTTTTTGAAACTGTGCTTCACTTGTATTTGCAATCGTTTCTTTTTTCCATTTCTCATCTCTGCCTGGTACTTCAGACCAATGGACTTCTATCGGTACATAACTATTCTTTTTTGTTTCTGCATCTGTCCATAATTTATAATACATATTCATACCATTTGGTGTTGATACAATAATCACTTTTGTAGATTGACCAGATGAAATAGTAGGATAAACTGAACTAAAAAACTCTTCTGCAATATTTGTAGGTACAAACGCAAACTCATCTAAAAATATCATATTGTATGAACCACCACGAACTGCACTTGATGATGTTGAGGCTGCAACTATGCGTGAACCATTTTCTAATTCTAAACTACCTTTATTCCACGATAGTATTCCTTGTTGCAACCATTTAGGTAAATGTTCATATGCAAGTTGTAATCTAGATAAAATATCTCTTGCAGTTGCAGCTTTGTTTGCAAGTATAGCGACATTCATATTTTGATTAAATAAAACATAATGTAATATATACGAAACCATTGTGGTTGTTTTACCAGATTGTCTGGGTAGTTTACAAATTGTAAAACGATTGTTGTGAAATGTACCAACCATTTCTTTTTGAAAAGGGTACATATCAAATGGTATTAAACCTTTATCTAATGATACAATTTTTATATATTTTTCAATAAAATATTGTGGGTCATTCATACATTTTTGAAACTCAAGAATATTTTCTTTTGTAAACTCTTGACTTACAAATGCTTTCTTTAAATTAGGATTTCCTAGATATTGATTCTCTATGCCCATTGTAAAGACACACCATGTATTTTATTCGCACCAGTTAAAGAAGAACCCACTATTTTCCATCTTAATTGAACTTGAGGACTTGCACTACCAGTCAAAGGTGTGCTACCAGAAAAGATTTTAATACCAGAACTTCCTGCTTGGAATCCTTCGTCTGTAAGAGTAACTGCGTTAAATGTGGTATTATCTCTCGTTACTGATGCGTTTATATCTGTATTTAAATCGTCTGGTATTTCTGCAAAAACTACAAGTCTTGCTTTACTAGGTGTTGAACTTGCAGTAAATGTATCAGATATTAGTGTCATAGATGTATTATTATTTAAGAATCGTGATGTTGCAACAACAACTCTGCCGTCTGCTCCATCGCCACCTTCTGATACAGCACCACCTCCACCACCACCGCCAGTATTGGCAACAGCATTTTTACTGCCTATCTCACCGCCAGAAATTCCACCTTCATCTCCTTCTCCACCTTCGCCTGCACCAGTAGGGTAAGAATACCCAGCACCACCTCCACCAGCGAAAGCTACAGCAGTAGAACCATCTAAAATGTTATAATCTAATGCTTCACCACCACTTGTGCCTGCACCAAAACCTTGTGGATTTGGCCAATTAAAGTTTGCACTTCCAGCACCACCACCACCTAAACCATAAACTTGTGGGCCTGCACTAGGATTACCAAAACTACCAACTTGTTCTGAACCTTCAGCAGAAAAAGTTGGTGGAGAGTTTGGATAGGGTGTCCCCTCAAAATCAGACAATCCAGTAACTGGATGATTTGTAGATTGTGTTCCAGTTCCACCAGTATGTGTGAGTGTATATTGATTTGACAAACCACCACCAGAACCGCCTGGTCTTTGAGAACCACTTGTGTAACCAGCACCACCACCGCCTTCACCTATGATATTTACACTCGGTGAATAAACAAATGTTGTATCACCTCCGTCATCAGCTACGCCTGGGCCAGGATAACCTTTTCCTTCACCACCCTCTCCTATTGTAACAGAATAAGTTCCACCAGCAGTAACTGGTAAATTATTTAAATAAATTAATCCTCCAGCACCACCAGCACCAGCAGAATAAGATGGGTGTCCATCACCACCACCACCTCCACCACCGACTACTAATAAATTAATTGCAGTTGTTGTTGCTGGTGCAGTATATGTGCCTGGACTTGTAAAATCAGAAACTATGTATGGACTGCCTGGATATGTGCCTGATTGTTGATTAGAATAAAAATCTGATGATGCATCATATAATGCATTTGTATTTTCTGCCGTATCTATACCATCTTCACTATTAAATTCATCAACGACACCATCAATTAAATTAAATATTGTTAAACCTTCTTGCACTGCCATTTTAAAACCGAGAAGTCCTACATTAAAAATTGCCTCATCTATACCTTGTACATTTATCGTACCACCACTACCATTTGCTTGAACAAATTGAGATGAAGGAACACTACTTAAATCTAATTTAGTTGCTGATATGTTTGCACTTGGTGATATATCATCATTTGTAATAGCTGCATTTATTTTTGATGAATCAACTGATGTACCACTAGTCTTACTAGAAGTAATTACATTATCATTAAGATTTTGATTTTCTAATTTTGTTATGCCCATTGGAGTGCTACACCATGTATTTTGTTATTACCAGTTAAAGATGAACCTACTATTTTCCATCTTAACTGAACTTGAGGACTTGCACTACCAGTTAAAGGTGTACTACCAGTAAAGATTTTTATACCAGAACTTCCTGCTTGAAATCCCTCATCAGTCAAAGTTATTGCGTTGAATGTTGTATTATCTCTGGTTGCACTTACACTGAAATCTGAAGTTCCATCTGGTAATTCAGCAAATAACACTATTCTCGCTTTACTTGGTGTTGCGTTTGCAGTAAATGTATCGGATATTAAAGTCATAGAATTTTGTAAAGAACCAGTTTGTGAAACTGCTACATAAATTACACCACTACCACCTTCTTCACCAGCATAACCAGTGCCAGGAGAACTATTATTTCCACCTCCTCCACCTCCTCCACCGAAAGATAGAGCTGCAATTTGTGGGCCAAATTGTGGTGGAGTTGTACCATTTAAAAGTGGATAACTTGGAGAAGTCACTGCTGTATCTGCTTGTTCACCGACTGTTGTACCAGAACCACCTCTACCACCACCCCCAGTTGCAGTTTCAGTCATAGTAGCAGGCCCTCCAATACCACCACCTCCACCTCCAGCATATGCAATAGAGGTTGAACCATCTGCGATTGTATATAAAAGACCATCACCAGCTTCTGAGAATTGACCAGCGGCAGGAGATGCACTTGCTTGTTCACCAGCACCACCACCAGAACCAAAACGATAGTTAGGGCCTGGAGTTGGTGGGCCAAATCTTGGAGCTGCACCATCGTTACCATAACTACCTTGTAAATTTACATTTGGACTCTGGTCAACTGCGTTTGCACCAGCAGGAGTTATGCCTGGTATTGGAAAATTATCTGCTTGAGTCCCTTCACCATATGGATTTAAGCCAGGACTTATTGGATTACCATTATAGAATCCACCACCACCTCCAGAACCACCTTGAAAGCCTGGAGTATCGCCAGGATATCCACCACCCCCACCACCACCTTCACCAGTGATAGAAGTTCCAAAAGGTGTGGGAGTTGGTGAGGTAAATACACTATCACCACCTTGTTCACCCTCTTGATTAGCAGAAGAACCACCAGCACCAACTGAGATAGGATAAGTTGCACCACCAATTACTGGAAAATTTTCTATATAGACTAGACCACCACCGCCACCACCGCCGCCGCCACCAACGGCAGAACCAGTTAAAGAACCAGCACCACCGCCACCTCCACCAACGACTAGTAAATTAACAGAAACTGCTGAGGGTGGTGCAGTATATGTAAATGGAGCACTTTCTGCATTTGCTTCCACACCAGCACCAGGCGATGTAGTTCCATGAGTGGTTTCATCAGTAGCAGTGTTGTTCCAAAATGCTTGAATGTTTGTTGTTGCTGGAACTGAAGCAGTAGAGTCATTAGTATAAAAATCAGAAGTAGAATCGTAAGTTGCGTTTGAATTTTCTGCCGTATCTATACCACCTTCACTATTAAACTCATCCACGACACCATCTACTAAATTAAAAATTGTTAAACCATCATTGACTGCCATCTTAAAACCAAGAAGGCCAATGTTAAATGCGTTTGTGTCTATTGCAGTCGTATCTACTGAAGCAAAAGAACCATCGCCTCTTAAAAAATCTGATGCACTTCCAGGCGTGCTAAGTTTTGATACTGTGATAGCTGCAGTAGGAGATATGTCTGCGTTTACTAAACTACTATCAGTAATATTTGCAGATGATATAGAATTAGGTGCAAGTTTACTTGAATCAATCGCACCATCTTGTATCATGTTATTATTGACTTTAGTTTCACCCATTACTTACTCCCATTGTTTTTTAACATTTTTTGTAGTTCTGTTGTAGAACCAACAAACAATGCGTTAGTTACATTCTTCGGCCCCTTGTCTGGTAACTCTTTCAACTTTTGCATCTTCAAATGTAAATCACCAAGTTTCTCTGTGACCTCTGCGACATTTTTTATAAGTTGTCCAGCAACTTCATATGTTCTTGGATGTTCACTTTCCCTTGCAAGGTCTAATATACCCTCTATTGCATCTTGTCCTTTTTCAACTAATGAATAAAAATTTTGTCTTTGATATTCAAAATCATTACCTTCATTATTTGTTTTGACAACAGTTTTTGGTTTATCTTCAACCTTCATAATTTGTTCACCTATCAATGTTTCATCTAGAATATTATTAACTTTGGATGCCATGGTTTATCCTTTAGGGTACTTATCTTTTACTTTTTTAATCGCATCTTCCCATGTTGTTGTACCATTTTTTAAATCATGATACTGCATATCTAACTGGTCTGGAATTGGTGGATATTCTTGTTCTCGCTTTTCTGCATATGTCAACTCTCGTGGAGTTGGATTAACAAAAGAACCATCACTTTGTTTTATTTGACCACATATTACAGAATCTGACACTTCTTCAAACCCATCTTCTTTATAAGGTTGTTTTTGTATTACTATATTTTTTTCTATTTTAACCCAAGCCATTATGCTACCTTCCAAAATAATGCTGTTCTATTCATCCAAATAGTAGTACCACCAGATGATGAGAATGATTGTGAATATCCTTGACCATAAGTGCTTGTAGAAGTTTGAGCAGACGCTTGTATTTTAAAAGTTTTTTGTGCTGCGATTGTAAATCTTCCTTTTATAAAAGAGATTAAATTGTTTGTATGACTTGAATCATTATACATCAAAGCACCCTCAAGCACTAATGAACTATCTGCTGTGTTATAAAGTCTAGATACAAAGGAATTACATCTTGCAGTACATATCATTATATCAGCAAAATATGTACCTGATGGTAAAGTAACTTCATTACTTGATAATGATGCTCCCGATATTTCATTCGTTTTTACTGTATTAAAAATAAAATCAGTATAACTTGTTCCTATGGATGTGCTTTGGTGTGTAGCGTGTTCATTTTGTATGTGAAATAAAGCTGATTCATAAACACCAGCACTTCCAAATTCAAGTCCAGTTCCACCAGTATTTACTTTGACTGCTTGACCGCCAGAACCTAAAGTATTAATGTTAAACAATCCGATTTTATCTAGAAAAGTTTCGTTAAATAATATTCTATCATCTGCATTTGTACTAGAATTATCTGTTCCATCTAATACTAAAAAATCACCTTTGTTTGCACCAGCACCATCTGTTCCATCTAATATAATTGAATCGTTCTGTAAACCTAGTCGTGTGTCTGCATCTATTTTTGCTTTTGATATACTATTACTTGCAATATCAACGGCTTGTATTGATGCATCTGCAATAGCTCTACTTGGTAATGTTCTTATCGGCACTTTTCTCTCCTACTCTTATTTATTCATCTTGTCCAGTTTCTGGATTATAGTCTTTTGCATCTTGAAAGAAAGATGTTGTTTCATTGAATCCAAAGTTGTCGTCAAACTCAGCAGATACTGGTTCTGGTGTGACACTATATCTTTGTTCTCTCTTAGGTGATTTGTCTGGTAAATCTGTAAACTGGTCAACTTGAACTGATTTGATAACAGACTGTGAAGTAACAGGCCCATACAAATAAAATTTTGCAGTAAAAGATAATGTATAAATGATTGCTCGTCTTGTTGTGAAATCACCTTCATAATTATCTTCGTAATCTATACCAGTTAATACAATAGGAACATCTCTTTTTTGTTTCATATCTAAATTATCGTTGACTGTAATTGTATATTCTGGTTGAAAGAAAGGTAATATTTGTTCTATGATTTGTAGTGCATCATCACCACTTTTTGCCATAACAAATAATTGTAAATCAACATTATAAGGAACAGGCATATATTGTGTTTCTAATTTACCAGAACCTTTTGCACTTG